GGGCTTTTCGCCCCCGCTAGCTGGCAACAGCACCCTGAGCTTTTGCTCTTACCATATGGAGACAGCCTAATGGTCCCAAGACATTTCTACGAACCGTTACCATCTCTGAGACAATCAGACATGCACAGTTCGTGGATATACCAAAGGGACTACAAGGCGCTGCTTCGCTCGACTGGCCACCTTTTTAAAGATGGCCGATGGACCGATGACGATACTGGTTCGTTCCACGTTTATCGTGAATATGAGCCAGCTTGTGTATCTGAGAACCATCCTTTTACCTTTCCGTCTTACGAGGCGGAGGGTTTAGGAGACTTCCCAGGTACGGAAAGGAATGGCAATTTTCGAGTTTGTGTGACGAGAGGATATGATTCTTCCCGTTACTATGGCCCGATAGCTGACGTTCCAATCCCCGATCCAGTCGAGCCGGATTATGGTGACTTCGTCCTTGCTCTTAATGAGCAGGGAACGAAGTTCATCAAATCCGCGCGTCCTGGGAACCCGTCTGCGAATCTCTTCCAGTTTGTGGGAGAGCTTCATCAGATTCCCCAGTTACCACGTCTAAGACGGTTGGGACTCGAGACCTTTCGAGATCTTGGTTCTAACTATCTAAACGTGGAATTCGGTTGGAAACCGTTTGTTGGCGATCTCGTGGATATGTATAATACCCAGAGAAAGCTCGAGAAGACTTTACAAAAGCTTCGCGAGAACAACGGTTTGATCATCCGAAGACGCCAAAAGCCGCGGACAACCACTACGACAAGCGTCCAATGCGAGGGTTCCTTAAGTGTTCCTTTTGGACACCTAGGGGACACCACTATCGGTGGTAACTCGCTTTTGGAGGGCTATTTTGTCGGAGGCCCCACTGGGGTCGCTGACTTAGGCCTCTATACGTTCACTGGACAGTGTGATTACAACTATTCAGTGTACGATACGCTTACTACCTGGTCATGTGGCAACTTTGGTTACTACGTGCCAGATATCGGGTCGTCGCAGTGGACGGAACGAGCGAAGAGAGCTCTGTTCGGGCAAAATCCAACGCCCTCACAACTCTGGGAACTCATTCCTTGGTCCTGGTTAATCGACTGGTTCTCTAACGTAGGCGACATTATGTCGAATTTGTCAGGGAATGCAGTCGATAACGAAACTTGGACTAACTGTTTTGCCATGCGGACGATTACTCATCAGCATGTCATTACTGTTAGTACCCATTGGGATCATCTTAGTACGGCTCCATTTGGAGTCGTCTTTGATGTTCCTGCTGGGTCTACGTCGCTCGTTTACTCTCGCTATGAGACGAACAAGTTACGTAGGCAAGCCTCTCCATACGGTTTCGGACTGTCGTGGCCTGATTTTTCTCTCAGGCAACTGGCAATCCTTGCTGCTCTCGGGATTTCCCGAAAGTGAACCCATAACACGAGGCATTTCCATGTTTGCGGACCCCCTTACGGTGAATAGCGACTGGTCAACGATTACGGTCGACAGCGGGGAGAACATTGTTTTCCAAGCTATCGAACGTGCCGCGGATCATTCGACTTACGCACCGAACGACAACAGTGCAACTGAGACTTGGAAACTTTTCATCGGCCACCAGTACGGGCGCCGCAACCGGTACACTGCTCGTGTAACCGTTAGCGGCCTTACACCCGATCTGATTGTCGATGGGAATAATTCCCAGTATACTCAGTCGTGCTTCGTCGTTTTTGACTGTCCCAATGTTGGGCCAGTCAATCCCTCCGGCTATTCGGCTATCTCGCTGCCAAATTACATGATGAAGATGATCGGCGGTCTCCTCGTTTCCGTGGATACCGCAGACCCTATCTTTAAACGTGTGATTAACGGCGAGACTTGATCTTTAGCCGGCGTGAGGGGGCCTTCAGACTAGGGATTAGCTTCCTCTGATTGGAGGTGCTATGAAAAGCCTGAAGGAGATTCTCGTGCACATGCTGCATGACTGTAGCATGAGGTGTGGTGCCAACCCCAAACGAGATCTTATTACGATCTCGAGGAGGACCTTAAATGAAGGTGATAGCTTTCTCACTATCACTCTTCCAACCTATGCTCAGGGGCTCGAGAGAGCACTTGAGACAGGTCGACTCTCACCAGCTCTCTTTCCGAAATTTCGGTTTCGGAGAGGAACATGCTGCCCCCGATTTCTCGGAGGGTACATGGAGAGGATTTTTGGTCCTGATGGAGTACTCCTGGCCGAAGCGGATCCGGATTGCATCTTTGCGATTAGACAAATTTGTCTATTTGCGAAGAAGCTTAAACTCCCGTGCACAAGCGCGAGAGAAAAAGCTGCCGAGTCCGCCTTTAGCCAATGTGAGTCTGATCTTCGCGCCCATGTCTATAACCGCAGCACGACTGACATTTTTTGTCGTGTCAGTCGTATTGTGTGGAGCGATCTTATGCGTGGAGTCCCTTACGGGAACCCATTTCATGAGTACGTTCCTAAACATGGTCCTGGAACCACTCAAGAAGGGCTGAGGGG